ACAAAGCTAAGGGTTACCGAGCATCTGGCGAATATACAACATCAGATGGTAACAGTCTTATAAATTATTCCATGTTAGTCGCATACATGGAATATTGTGGTATAAATGATTTTAGAATATCTGTCAATGGTGACGATTCAGTCATATTCATTGAACATTCTAATCTCCATCGAGTAAAATCTTTAGATTATTTCAAAAACTTTAATATGAAAACAGAACAAGATAGAATAGCATTCGATTTTCGAGATATATCTTATTGTCAGACACAACCAGTACGAGTTTCATACCAAAATGAAATAGTATGGTACATGATAAAAGATTATAAACGAACAATATCAAGAATGCAATATGCTGAATCAAAGTATCTGCAGTGCTCGGATAGATATCTATCTGGTATTGCATTATGTGAATTAGCATGTAGTAGTGGTATACCCATTATGCAATCGTTTGCTGTCAAGTTGTATGACTTAGCAAACGCTTCTCCTCTTGCTTCGGTTGATAGAATGCCGGCTGCTATATCTGGAAATGATTGCGAAACAAAAACAATACAATCAATAACACGTGAAGATTTTCAGTATATAACAGGATTAGATGCCGCTTTTCAGATTTCATTGGAAAATGAAATTTCCGGCAAAACTAATATTAAAGTATCCCCTAAATATAAAACTTTCAATAAACAAAATGCCAACCAACATTAAAGCTAGACTCATTAGAGAAGTCGAGCGTTCGCTACAATCACGCAATAATAACACTACAGCACGTTACGAATCGCTGCCACCTTATGTCAAATGCAAACTCGATCCATTCAACCATAAAGGTTCTGATGGTATACCAGATCACAATTCTAAAACCAGAGTGACGGTAGATCATCATGGATACGTTGATTTTAACATACAAAATGGTAACATTGTTTGGAGAATTCTTCCAATGATGCCATTTCAAGCAGCGTGGAATACCTTAAATGGTCAATTCACGGGTATCGTCGGAGGTCAACTCATCAATATTACAAATCCAGAATGGACTAATACTTGGACACCTTCTATCATTCCCCCTGAATATAACGGCGTAGCTATTAGAGATCCTGAAATAGGCAGC